TGAAAAAAAAAATAAAAAAGTTCTTGACTTTTTCATTTTTCCTTTGTATATTATAGTGTAAGTTTTTTGACAATTAGGTAGTAAATTCATCACGAAAATCTTATCGTGTCCAAGAGGGGCGATGTTAACGACGATAAGACAGGTGGTTAGGTAAACAAAACAAACAAATCACTTTGGAAACTTAGTGTGGTTTGTTTCCGATATGCCGGTTGGATTGACATTGAATTAGATACTGGTCTTGGAAACTTGACTTGGGGTTCTTTGCCAATCGGGTGTCAAGGGGTGATGAGATAACTACCAAAGATTTTAATTTTTTATTTTTTAATTTAATGAAAGGAGTTTCAACTATGGGTATGGTATTAAAAGTAGTTGGACAAGTAAAAGGACATAACGAAAAGATGACAATGACTCTTGATGTGGAAGCAC